GAGAAAAAAATGGATATGACTTTAGTTTACACTTCTAAGTTGTCAGTTGATGAGCTAGATAAGTTTTGTGAAGAACGAAACGAATCACAAGAGAAGTGTGAGTATTTATGGTCACATCCGCACTATACAAAAGGCGGAAACCGACAAACACATTGTCCTGTTATAATACAACAAGACCGAGCCCAGTTAACTGAACTACGAGGGGGTGATACAATCTAGGATTGGATGACCTTATACTAAGCAAAAATGCATGATTAATTTCATGACACGGAAAAATATCGAGGGGTCTCCAATCCGCCTTTTAGGAGAAATATGAAAACACTGAAAAAATTATGGAACATAGTCACAGGGAAGGATAAAAACTGGGATGGTTTCGTAGACATTAAAGATAAGATGATATCTGCAAAGCAGAAGACTCTTAAAGAAACAGATATGTTTAAACCGAAAAAATGATTAGAACAGTTGAGCAATGCTATCGCTTATACAGAAATGTAACAGATAGCGATACAGGGGTAAAAATGGTTACATACGAAACTGCGTCTGCAAAGCGCAACTACGATGTAAACAAAAAATCATTTGTTATGTACTTTCACCACCATACTGTCACACCTAACTTCACAACTGAAAAAATAGAAAGCGTTGGAGAAGGAAGTTGGTTTGGTAAAATAAAGCATAATTATTGGTGGGGAGAAGATTCTCCACTTCTAACTATTACTGTAAAAAATATTGATGAAGCGACTAAGTTCGAGAATACTCAAAGCAAGTTCGCAGGATTAACAATTATTACAGTGGATACCATGATGGTATACCGCTTACAACCAGACAATGACGGAAATGTACGATTAGTACGACTAATGAAAGACCCTGGCTTGCCTTGGCTACGCGGTGATTTAGATTTACTGAAACTAGGCGCTAAACCAAATTATGCCTAGAAAGAAGTGGTCGGTTTCTCGAAAGAGGAAAATAAACTGTGCAAGACCTAAAGGTTTTTCACAAAAGCAGTACTGTAAGCGTCAGAAACGAGGCGGAAAGTACAAAAATAGGAGATAAGTATGTTAGGATTCTTTGAATGGTTAACAGCTTGGATAGCAGTCATTCCTACTATAGTAATGATTTGTTCTCTAATAGCAGCCTTGACCCCAACCCCTATAGACGATGGTTGGATGAAGAAAGTCTACAAACTAATAGACTGGTTTGCCTTAAATGTTGGCAGAGCTAAAGACAAATAAACATTTCAGGGGTATCGTGGGCTGAAACGCCCACGGTGCATTGAGGAGATTCGGTGGTAAGAAGAAAGAAAAGAGACCCAAGAAAAGGAACTGGTAAAAAACCTAAAGGTTCTGGAAGGCGGCTCTATACTGATGAAAATCCAAAAGATACAGTAAGAATTAAATTTGCTACTATTAAAGATGCAAGAGCAACTGTACGAAAAGTTAAAAGAGTTCGTAAATCTTACGCAAGAAAGATACAAATATTAACAGTTGGTGAACAACGAGCAAGAGTGATGGGCAAGAAAACAGTCGCATCAATCTTCAGGGCAGGTAAGTCTGCATTAAGGAAAGCACATGGTCGCAAGAAGAAGACGAAGAAAAAAGGCCGCTAAGAAAAGGCCAGTACCAACTAATCCATCTCTTTATGCTAGAGTAAAAGCTGAAGCAAAGAGAAAGTTTAAGGTATATCCATCAGCGTATGCTAATGGTTGGCTAGTAAGAACATACAAAGCCAGAGGCGGAAGGTATCGAATGGGTACTGGACGCAAAAGAAGAAAGTAGTGGCGATAAACAAACGAAAACATAAAACCTATATTAGAAGAAGGAATGTTTACACAAAAGCATCTGCGGCCCGTAAAGCTGCAAAGAAATTAGGTTTGAAAGGGATTCACTCACACGGCAGAGGAAAGAATAAACGATTCATGCCAGGCAGTTCCCACGGTGCTTATTTAAGAGCAGTACGAAGGAAAAAGAATGGCTAAACCAAAAGGTGGATTAACAAAATGGTTCAAAGAGGGATGGGTAGACATCTCTCGTAAAAGAAAAGGTGGAGGATTTATGCCATGCGGTCGTAAATCAGCAAGGAATAGCAAAAGAGGTTATCCAAAATGCGTTCCTGCTAGTAAAGCCGCAAGAATGACCAAGTCTCAGATAAGGTCAGCAGTTCGAAGAAAAAGAGCAGCAGGTAATCCAGGCGGCAAACCTAGAAATGTCGCAACTTTCGCTAAGAGAGGCAGAAGAAAAAGAAGGAGCAGATAATGACTAGAAGCCAACTCAAAGAAAAATTCGCAATGTCGGATGAGTTGAGTGGGATTGAAAGAAAGTTAGCTCTCAGAGTTTACGAACAAAGAGAGTATATGCAGAAACTTATAAAATTGAAAGATTATGCAACAATGCGTAAATGTGACTTTCAAAGAGAACAACTAAAGTTGTTAAAAGGAGAGCTAAATGGCAAGTAGAACAAGTGGTTTTTTAAGCGGACCAACTGGTGTACATAATACACAGAAGATTAGAAAACATGTATTGAAAAGAGGAATTACTAGAGATATGAATGCAGCTGCAGGAACTGTCGTAAATAGTAAATCACCTTATAGCATGGAAGCGTTCAGATACTCAGCAGCACCAAAAGGTGTTGGCCCAAGATTTGGTAAAACTCTTAACCCTAAGAGAGCTAAATTTGGAAAGAGAGGCGCAGGAAGAATATTACCAAGAAGAGGTAGATAATGAAAGCAGGAGTTAGCGTTACTAAAAACTTCTTATCAAGAGAAGAGTGTCAAAATATTATTAACAGTTTAGATAACTGGGAAAGAGATTATATTAGAAATGATACTGTTAAACCTGATGTAACTTTAAATAAGCAACAGCTAGACGCTAATACTGAAATCGACCCTGAAGGATATAAGATTCGTCAAGTTTCTCAATCACCTACAGATTACATAACTGAATGGGACGGTCGTCCAGTTTATAGATGTAAAGTTATGAAATATGAAGTAGGTGACTTTGTAGAGGAGCATAGAGATAGTTTATGGATGTGTCAGAGTAATTACTGGAAACCTAATACTAATCAAAGAGCAAAAGATTTAATGGTTATACCACTAAATGATGATTATGAAGGCGGAGAGTTTACTGTAAATGGTACTGAAATCAAACAGGAAGTAGGGTCTGTTATACAGTTCCCACAATCAGGTATTCCTGGATTCAGACCTCGTCCAAAGCATGGTGTTAAGAAGATAACAAAAGGTACTAGGTACTCCATGGTATTTTGGAATTTTGAATAATGGCATTAACAAAAGCAGAAAAAGCTAGATTAAAAAGAGCAGGTTTAACTAGACTAAATAAACCAAAATTTACACCAAAGCACAGAACAAAGAAAGCTGTTGTTGCTGTGCGAGTTGGTGGTAAAATAAAAATTATTCGTTTTGGAGCGCAAGGCATGGGGCATAACTATAGTCCTGAAGCTAGAAAGAGTTTCAAAGCAAGACATAGAAGAAATATCGCAAGAGGTAAATCTTCACCTGCTTTTTGGGCTAATAAGTTCTTGTGGGCAGGAAAAGGCAAACGAAAAAAGATGCCACCAAAATCACAAAAATTTACTAGAGGTTTAAAACGAAGAACACGAAGGAGAAGAAGTAGAGGATGACACTAGAAGTAAATGGAGCAAAGTTATGGCTAGACGAGGCTATGACACATTCATCAGGATTTTTAGAAAAGATGATAGAGATACAAGGAAAAAGACAACTATCACCAGCGGAGCAAAATATGAAACATATTGTTGCTTCATATTGTTACTTATACTACAAGGCGCAAGAACACGGATTTCTTGACGAAGATTCAGATTTATTTTTTAACGAGATTATACATTGATTGAAGTAAGTAGAAAAGATATTCTAACTGACAATCTAATGGAATATCAAGAGGCAGGAAGATTTATAAAACTACCTATTGAAGGGTATATGGAACTTCTTGGAATAACCCCTAACACCTCACAAAATGCGATTATCAACGCAATCAACAACCCTAAATACAGATTTATATGTGCCGCTGTTTCTCGTAGACAGGGCAAAACATATATTGCAAATATTATAGGTCAATTAGTCACTTTAGTACCAAATTGTAATGTACTATTGATGTCACCAAATTATTCATTATCACAAATTTCTTTTGATTTACAAAGACAGTTAATCAAACACTTTGAGTTAGAAGTTACTAGAGATAATGCCAAAGATAAAGTTATCGAACTTTCAAATCAATCAACAATTCGTATGGGTTCTGTCAATCAGGTAGACTCTGTTGTTGGTAGAAGTTATGACTTAATTATCTTTGACGAAGCCGCACTAGTAGATGGTAAAGATGCGTTCAATGTCGCACTTCGTCCTACACTAGATAAAGAAAACTCAAAAGCACTTTTTATATCTACTCCAAGGGGTAGAAATAATTGGTTTGCTGAGTTTTGGCACAGAGGATTCTCAGGAGAATATCCAGAGTGGGCATCTGTTCGAGCAACATACCACGAAAATCCTAGAATCTCAGATGCAGACATACATGAAGCAAGAAAAACTATGTCTGAAGCAGAATTTAATCAAGAGTATATGGCAGACTTTAATGTCTTTGAAGGACAAGTCTGGAACTTTAATCACGAAGAATGTGTAGCAGATTTATCTGAAATAGAAACAAAAAGATTTGATATATTTGCAGGAATGGATGTTGGGTATAAAGACCCTACAGCTTTCTGTGTTATAGGCTACGACTGGGATTCAGAAAAGTACTACTTACTAGACGAATACTTAGATAGTGAGAGAACTACTGAACAGCATGCTATGGAAATACGAAAGTTAATACACAAATGGAATATTGATTATATTTATATTGATTCTGCAGCTCAACAAACAAGATTCGATTTTGCACAGAATTATGATATTACTACTATTAATGCCAAAAAATCAGTACTAGATGGTATTGGTCAGGTAGCAGGTATAGTTGATAATGATAAATTAATTGTTCATCAGTCATGCACAG